AGAGTTTAAAGACCTAAGTCCAATGCTAACCAGTGATGCTATTGCAGATCGTATTATGGAAATTCTCCCACACGGCGAATGGCGGGATGAACATCTTGTTATTACAGGTGGTGAGCCTTTGTTAGGGTGGCAACGTGCTTATCCAGAGTTGTTAGAGCATCCTAAGATGGCAGGCTTAAAAGAGATCACATTTGAAACAAATGGTACTCAGAAACTAACTGAAGAATTTAAACATTACCTAGGCGAGTGGACTGCTGAACATTGGGATAGAGAAATTACATTTTCAGTAAGTGCTAAACTGCCAGCCAGTGGTGAGAAATGGGAAGAAGCTATTTGTCCGGAAGTAGTGTGCGAGTATGAAAAACGCGGTACTGCGTATCTTAAATTAGTTGTATCCACAACGGACGATATTTTAGATGCAGAACGTGCCGTTAAACAATTTAAAGATGCAGGATTTAAAGGACACATTTATCTAATGCCTGTCGGTGGTGTAGAAAGTGTTTATACGCTAAATGCAAAGAATGTAGCACTGGCCGCTATGAATCGTGGATGGCGGTACAGTGATAGACTACAAGTGCCGTTGTTTAAGAATCAATGGGGAACCTAAAATGATAATGGATAAAATATTAAGTTTTTTTAAAAATCAAAAAACTAAAGACACCGCAGAGTTATCATTACCCGCGGTTAAAACTGCCAAAGAGATTGCCACCGAACTCAAAGAACCTTATATTGCTGTTTTGAATACCCATGTCAATCCAGACAATATCCGTAACGGATTTTTTGAACTTGACTGGAACGAATACTTTGTGTTACAATTACGTACAGCAGGATATTCTGGCGAGACAGATGAAGCTGTGGTTGATGCTTGGTTCTCTGAACTTTGCAGGAATGTTGGTGCTGAGGAAAATATTGATATGGAACGTAGAAGTTCAGGTTATATCAATATTAATAATTTAGGCAATGGCAAAACGGAAGTTAGTTAATGAATAAAACATATATTCTTGTTGATACTGCTAATACTTTTTTTAGAGCTAGACATGCGGTGCGTGGTAGCCTAGAAGATAAAATTGGTATGAGTATTCATACTGTATTGGGCAGTATACGTAAGGCATGGCGAGATTTTAAAGGTGATCATGTAGTGTTTTGTTTAGAGGGCAGAAGCTGGCGTAAAGATTATTATGCTCCTTATAAACGACAACGTACTGAAGGCCGGGCCGCTGCCAGTCCTAGTGAACAAGAAGAAGAACGAGTGTTTTGGGAAACTTTTGATCAATTTAAAGATTTTATTAAATCTAAAACTAATGCAACAGTATTACATCATTCTCAATTAGAAGCAGATGATTTAATTGCAGGATTTATTCAAACACACCCAAATGATAATCATGTTATTATCAGTACTGACGGCGACTTTGCACAGCTGATTGCACCCAATGTCAGACAATACAATGGTGTTATGGAGATAACTACCACACACGAAGGGTATTTTGATGCCAAAGGTCAACGTATTAAAGATAAAAAAACCAACGAAGTAAAAGCACCACCCGACCCGCAGTGGTTGCTATTTGAAAAGTGTATGCGTGGCGATACCAGTGATAATGTCTTTTCTGCTTATCCAGGAGTTCGTGAAAAGGGCACAAAAAATAAAGTGGGTTTGAGAGAAGCATTTGCTGATCGAGACGCCAAAGGCTACTCTTGGAATAATATGATGTTACAACGTTGGTCTGATCATGAAGGTGTCGAACACAGAGTATTAGATGATTACCTTCGAAATGTGCAATTATGCGATCTGTCTGCTCAACCAGAAGAAATTAAACAAATTATTTTTAAAACAATTAATGATGCTATTGATCTAGAAAAAAACATTCCACAAGTTGGCGTTAGATTATTGAAGTTCTGTGCAGAATATGACTTGCAGAAAATCAACGAACAGGCCACTAGCTATGTGGAACCATTGAATGCGAGGTATATTAAAGAATGAATGCAACTGCCAAAGTGCTGATTCCAGATAAGGAATGGATCATCAAGGATGGTGCTAAAAAAATTGCCGCCATTTCCAAAGAGAAAAAAGGTTATCTAGTGATGTGTAAAGGTTTACGCATACCTTTCAAGAATCTAGCTGAAATAAAATCTGCTGTGGGAATAGCTTTTTTTGAAGAAAGTATCAAACATCTCAAAAAAGAAGAACCTGATACTTACAGCATCTATGGATTTCCCTGCAAATCCAAACCACACGAACCACTGTACAATGTACAAAAAAAACTACCCCTGTATACCAAACGATCCAAAAGCAAAAGTCAACACTGTGCAGGACACTATATCATCAAATTTAGAAAGGGTTGGGTTAAAAGTTTTAGTCCCAAACTGATTACACTGGAAAGATATCCATTTCAGGGTCCTTGGAAAACTGAAGAAGAATCCAAACAGGCATTGAGAAAGGCCAATCACTCATGCGACAACTAAACACTATACCCATTGAAACTTTTTTAGACAAGGCTAGAATTGCTAGAAAAAGCAATCAAAATTCCATAACATTATCTGTCAAAGAATACAATGAGCTGTATGATAGTCTTGCCACTATTATGACTAGATTGAGCGGTGAATTGACACAGTCTCCAGATACTGAAGACCCCATACAGATCAAAATGACAGGCGGCACTTTTTAAAAACTAGAAATAAATACATGCTAAGGAGCATGTATCTAATGTCTAGGCCAAAACCCAAAGTCTTGTTAGAAATAACCAATAAAAAAACCTACAAAACAGAACAGATTTTGAACGCTGAGGCCATTTGGGCTGTATTTTATCAGGATAATCCCATCAATCTCAAAACCAATAGTTTTGTGGCTCAAAAGGTAGGTCCAAAATACAAAAAAATCAGTTTTAGTAACCCAGGGCATGCATTCAATTTGGCTGAAAAACTCAACCGGCTGTTCAATAGTTCCGAGTTTTCTGTGTACAAGCTGACCACTGGTGAAAAACTAACAAATGAATCAAAAACTTGATTTGACCAAATACATAGCAGAACAGTGCAATTTACCAACTGACGAAGAATACATTAAAAATTTGATCGTAAAATGGTGGTTCAATCCAAGGAAAAAACTGTCTGGCGGTCTAAGACTCACAGATGAAGGATTTTCTCAAATTTCCAAATACATCAAAGTTTATCGTGTGGCCATTGACCAACCAATACCATATACCAACAAAGTAATAATTTGGTTGGACAAATACATTGACAGTCCATGGTATGTTACTAACAAAGAAGTGTATGTGTTACATGAAAAAATAGCTGTACAATTGGTGTTGTTTTCTGGCAACATTGCCAGGTATACTGAAATTAAAGCATCCGCAAGTTGACAATATTAAAAATCTGCTGTATAATTTATACATATTGTAAAGCAATGGGCCTACAATACAACTTTTAAGAAAGAGCGGAAATGGCAGAACAAATTAGCACTAATCGCACAGTCACTCCTAACGAAGCAAAACGTAGCATTCGTAAATGTATCAAAATTCAACGTCCTGTTTTTATGTGGGGTCCACCAGGAATTGGTAAATCTGATATTGTCAAGCAAATTGGCGATGAAACAGATCGTGATGTTATTGATATTCGATTGAGCTTGTGGGAGCCTACTGATATCAAGGGCATCCCTTATTACAATTCTTCAGAAAATACAATGACATGGGCTCCTCCTGCAGAATTGCCAACTGATGTTAATTCTACTGCTATTATATTTTTAGATGAGTTAAATTCGGCTGCTCCGGCAACACAGGCAGCGGCTTATCAACTGGTTTTAAACCGTCGTGTTGGTACTTATGTATTGCCAAAAGGTGTTAGTATTGTTGCCGCAGGTAATCGCGAAACTGACAAGGGTGTGACATTCCGAATGCCTGCTCCGTTGGCCAATCGTTTTGTTCATATTGAACTTAAAACAGATTATGAAGATTGGTTACAATGGGCAACCAATAATAGGATACATGAACAGGTTGTAGGGTATGTGGGATTTGCCAAACAGGATCTATATGATTTTGACCCCAAGAGTTCTAGTCGTGCATTTGCTACACCACGTAGCTGGAGTTTTGTATCTGAACTTCTTCAGGATGACGATCTCAATGAAAACACACTCACTGATTTGGTTGCTGGTGCAGTTGGTGAAGGCCTTGCAGTTAAATTTATGGCACATCGTAAGGTTGCCAAACAAATGCCTAATCCAGAAGATATTTTGAGTGGTAAAGTAAGTAAGTGTAATATCAAAGAAATATCTGCCATGTATTCTTTGACTGTGTCATTGTGCTATGAGTTGCAATCAGCTGATCAAAAGAAAATAAAAAATTGGGATGAACAGGCTGATAACTTCTTTAAGTTTATGATGGAGAATTTCCCCACTGAACTAGTAGTTATGGGTGCCAAAGTGGCAATGACCAATTATCAATTACCATTTGATACAACTAAATTGAAGAATTTTGATCAATTTTACGAAAAATATGGTAAACTAATTATACAGGCCATGGAATGAAAAAGGGCTTAGGCCCTTTTTCATTGACCTCAGGCATAAATTCGTGTATAATATGTTTTTAACTAGGAGTAGGAATGACATCCAAAACATCCACCGCTAATAAAAAAATTGATTTCACAAAGAAAAAACAGTTTACTCAAGATCAAAAAAATAAAATTATTGAAAAATTGATCACAGCTCGTGTTGGTTTACTCCTACGTCATCCATTTTTTGGTAATATGGCCACTCGAATGAAATTGATTGATGCCAGTGATTGGTGTAGTACACTAGCCACTGACGGACGTAATTTTTATTACAGCAACGACTTTGTTAGCGAACTTACACCCAAGCAATGTGAATTTGGTTTCGCCCATGAAGTATTACATAATGTTTTTGAACATATGTATCGACGAAATGGACGAATTCCAGAATTAAGTAACATTGCAGCCGACTACGCAGTTAATCAAATTCTTAAAGATGAAAAAATTGGCGAGGTACCCAGCTTCATTAAAATTTTCCAAAATGACAAATATCGAGGCAAAAGCTACGAAGAAATTTATGCCGATCTTTATGAAAAGGCCGACAAAATTGATATTAGTTCGCTAGGCGAATTATTGGACGAACATTTGGACGGAGAAGGTGACGGAGAAGAAAGTGGTGATCAGGATAGCGAAGACAAAGAAGGCAAAGGTCGTCCCAAATTAACTGCTGAAGAAAAAAAACAAATTCGAGACG